GTGGTGACTGTTGATACTAAACAGGGTGAACCGATTCAGATTGAAGTTGAAGAATATGGCACGATTGAGGAAAAAGGTCATCCTTTACAGATTAAAGTAACTGATGCAGAAGGCAATAACTATATGATTGATAATCCTTATTATAATACTCATCGGTGTCACTATGGATACAGAAAGATTAAAAAGTGGGTTGTTCCTGAAATTCGCATCTATTCGCTGTGCGAATAAAAGAGGGCAAAGCCCTCTTTTTAATATTTGTATGTTAGAGTCGTCTAACTACGCCGGCGCGAAAAATTTTCAAAAATCTATTGACAAGTATTTATATACGTGTTATAATATATCCGTAAAGCAGAAGGAAAACTGCTAAAACCAGAAAGGAATTTTACTATGACGAATTTTTTTGAAGACCATCCTATTCTGTGCATTGTATTAGTTATTGTTATGATTGCTGTAATTGCGGTCGCTGTGCGTTTTATTCGTAACGTCGTTTTCAACGGCAATAGGCAAGTTTTTGACACTCGTGTTGGCTTTCACTACGTTATTATTGAAGTTGGTAATGGTGAATTGATTGAAGGTCCTATTTGCGCGTGGAATGATTACAAAAATTCTGATGCGGTGCAAGTTATTATGGAAGACGGCACAGTTATTTTAACTCACTATTCTAAGGTATTGCTGTGCTCTGAGTGCCCGTAAAAATTTTCAAAAACCTATTGACAATCGCGTGTTATCATGCTATAATGATTACGCAAAGGACAAGGAAAAGTCCTAAAAACCAGAAAGGATTTACCATGAACGCTGCTGAGATTAAGTCCGTTGCCCGCGCTAACACTGTTGCTTATTTTACCGATGTGCTGAACGCACATGACGCTGTACAGTTTGGTGAAGCGTCTTGGGCAATTCTGCAAGAGGTTGATGGACAAGAAGTCTGGTGTGAAGTCACTGTAAAGACCAAAGCGTATAAGGCAACGAAAGTCACGCCTGTGTTCGACCCGTTTGAAGTCGCGGAAGTGTGGAAGGCTGAGAAGGCACAGAAGGAAGCCGAAAAGGCTGAGAAGGAAGCCGAAAAAGCCCGCAAGGCAGAAGAGAAAAAGAAGAAGGCTGAATAAGCCTTCTTCTTTTCGTTAGTGGTTAGATGCCTCTAACTCTTGCGCCGGCATAAAAGTTAGAGACATCTAATCAGTTAGAATAAAAAAAGAGCCTTGTAGCTCTTTTTTATTTGTAAATAATCGTGTAGCCGATGCGACCGAAGTGTGCCATATAATCAGATACTACCTGCGAAGTCTCGCCGTCATCATCGGTATATACGATAATCGTCTTGCCGCTTACTTTGATTTCACCCTTATCCTGTAATACCACCAGGTGCTGCTCCGCGCTCATCTCTCTACGATACTTCATCATTGTAGCTTCCTTTCCGGTTTGAAGGGTTTTCCTTCCCTTTTGTTGCTTTTATTATATCACGGTTTGCTTAGCTTGTCAAGTACTTTTTTCGGTGCTGGGCTGGCTTATTCAGCCAGTCCCAGCAGGTTGAGCACGTTGCTCAGGGTTTTTTCGTTGGTCAGCTCGGCGCCGTCGAGCTTGATCTGGATTTCTTCGCCGTTCATGTTGATGTCGCCCTTGACGTAGTAGGGAACGCTGTCCTTTTCCCACTTTTCACTGGTCAGCTTTTCAGTGATAATCCGCTCGAAATTCTCGCCCTTGTTGTGCTTGTTGTCGGCGCTCAGGTCACCCACGGTCCCGACTTCCACAGCTTTACCGCTCGCGATGAATACCCACGCCTGATCACTGTTGACGCGGACGCGGATTTTATTGTATCCGCCGCGCGCGGAGCTTGCCTTGTCAGCTTTTAACAGCGCGGTCAGCTCCGCGAATGTCAGCTTGACGTAATACAGGCGACCGGACTTGACAAAGCCTACGATGTAAGAGTGCGCGCCCGCGGTCTTGTTGTACCAGTAAATCATGCTTTCATGCGTCATAGTGAAGCTCCTTCCCGACCGGGTGTCCCGGTCCCTTGATTGACTATAGTATAGCATATAACCGGGCGCTTGTCAACAGTTTTTTAGATGTTAGCGAAAAAATTTTTTAGGTGTATCCGCCCCCTATATTATAACGCTGTACCACCCCGGTTAGATACCTTTAACCATCCCGCGCGATAAAAATTTGAAACGGACCGCCCGCTTCATTACTTTATCATAGTGAAGTGGGTCGCTCACTTCATCACTTTACCGTGGTGAAGTGAATTGCCCACCTACCTACTGGGTCAATAGGTGATACCGGGGCGGTTACATCTGGGAAGATGTCGTATCTGGTGACCAGATACGACATGGCCTCCCATTTTCCCCCCACCCGGTAAATTTTAAACTCCCCGCCCAATAAAATTAAAACCTAAATACTTGACACGCCAAAGCTCCCTATGTTATAATATAATTACCAAAGTGAGGTGAACGCCCATGAAAAAGAAATACTCACTAAACTACGACATCGAGCGAGACATCGACCGTGTCGCAGCTGTGAAAGATATTTTAGACTAGCTGGCAACTGACCCCACGCCGCTAGAATTAGAATAGATGGGGTCTTATATTTTGTATGGGAAAGACGAGAACGGCCTAAATGCCGTACAACGTGGTGAAACCACGGACGGCAACCGCCGCTACGGCAGTTTCAAAAAGAAAGACGATAAGTTGCTTTCATTGGATGAAATTGTTGATAATCCACTCGCAGACCAACAGGCACTAAAACCCATATCATAGAAACAAAATTACACAAAAAAGAAGCCCGAAATCCGCAAACCCAAGTACGATAAGAAAACTGGCGAACTTATTGATATTGGCGACGCGGACATCCCCGGCATGTAGGAACTCTGGGACCGCATCGCGCACCTAGAACATATCGTGGCGCAAAATGAAGGCAAGGCCGCGATAGATGAAGATACGCGCCTACTTGATAATGGATACAGACTATATCAATTAAAGCATATGCTAATTGATGTACGCCGCCACCAATACTACTTAAAAGACGCATATAAACCCACCTTGCATTTCCAAACAATGGACCACCCCAAGGCCGCATTTTATGATTGGACATCCGACGCATCATATTGGATGCCGCGCGATTAGTGGCAAGAGCGCGTCGATAATGCGCTTCTATCTAGCGTCTCCCGCAACATCAATGACTACGAAACGCGCAATAATGGGGCGGAGGTAAAATGGGTTGTTAGGAAGCATACATTTGACTGGGAAAATCCGCTACATATAAGAGCGCTTATAAATAATTATGATGCGCTGCGCGACCAATTTAAAGAAAAAATAGATACCTATGGTCGCACCCTACTATTCGATTTTGAACGTTATAGAGATATGGCCAACCTAACTGAATTGCGCGCGTACATACTGCGGCTTAAAATAGAGCGTGTCCCATACTCCGACATTATAAATGAACTTCAATTAAAGTTTGGAATTAAGTATAATGAAAATCATTTATGTACTATACTCTCGCGCGAAATACCAGAGCGTATCGCGGAGGCCGCGCGCAAGTACCACCTATTGCTGGATACACCGCGTGAAAAAACCAAACTATGTAAGCACTGCGGCCGCTACTTACCCATCGATCCACTATTCTTCGTGCGCAACCGCAGCCGCAAAGATGGGTTCTCGGGCACTTGTAAGGAATGCGAAAAAAGAAAACGCATTGAGCGAGGAGGTTAGGGTGTAAATGACAGACGAACTAAAGAAGCGCAAATGTATTCGATGTAAGCAGGAGCGACCCGAAAACTTCTTCTGCTACACACCATCCCAATACTTTCCTGCGCATCGTTCTTTAATATGTACGCCATGCTTGGAAAAGATGGTGCCGCAAGATAATTTGGGAGAAGTTGATAGGTTATGTCGCTACCTAGATGTCCCCTTTGACCTTAACAAATGGACGCAACTTTATAAAGTGAATGGGGAGCATACATTAACGGCCTACTTCAACCTACTTCTAGATGACCATTACGATGGTTTATAGTGGATGGATGAAAACGAAAGATGGCGCATCGCACGCGCCGAAGGCACCATTAATGACGAAATAGAAGTTATTAATGAAGCAAAATTAAAGAGATTAAAAAAAGAATGGTCAGCCACATACACAAAAGATGAGTTACTTTTCCTTGATGAATTTTATAACAGTATTGTTGCTTCTCAAAATGTTTCAACACCAATTCTCCAACACTACGCCCGCGACCTTTGCGAAATTGAGTTAAGGATTAAGAAGGGACTACGTAGTAATCAAGATGTTAAGAAAGATATGGACGCCCGTGACAATATTATTAAGATTGCGAAATTTGAAGCAAATAACGCAAAATCCGCAGCGGACTTTGAATCTGTTGGAGAACTAATGGTCTATTACGGCAAAAAAGGCTGGCATCCTAAATGGCATGTTGAGCCACGCGACTCCATTGACTTTATGATGTAGAATATTCAGAACTATATCAAGCGTCTTGTAGTTAATGAAGGGAACTTCGCAGAGCAAGTTGAAGACGCGCGCGAACGCTATAATATGACAGAACGCCTTGAAGAAATAGAAAACGAGGCGGTTGAATTTGATGAGAATGCGGATATTGAATATGAAGGAGAAGATGAATTCGCGGGCGACCTCAATGGGGAGGGGTAATAATGGCGGATTTAATATTGCGCGATGGCATACCAATTGAGAAAGGTGTTGTACTTACTAAGGAATTTTTAGACGCGAATCAAGAATTATTCACTGCATATTTAAATCATTGGATACTATATCCAGACTTGTATTTAGATACAATATAGGATTCAGAGGACGCAAAAAACTTCCATCTAATGCCCTTTTAGCGCATTGCTCTTCGCGCGAGTATGCGTTTTAGATACCACAGTTGGACCGCTACCCGCGCGACTTCAAAATCATTTACTGCCTATTTAAGTAGTATTGTGCGCGCGGTTTTATTACCTCGCTCCAATATTATGATTGCTTCTGATGTCAAGGGCACAGTTGTTAAAATTGCCGAAGCCAAGTTTGAAGAAATCTTCCGCCACTGGCCTCTATTAGAGAAAGAACTTGCGACACGCGGCGAAGATGGTAAAACCGGTATCAAATCTAGTAATAACTATTACGAACTACGGTTTAAAAATGGTAGCATGATTACTGTTGTTGCAAAAGATACTTCTCGTGGTCTTCGTGCTACGGCGGCAATATTAGAGGAAGCCGCGCTAATTGACGAAGTACCATATACCGAAGTTCTATTACCGCAAATGAATATTAAGCGTCGCGAAGTTGATGGCACCATCAATCCGGAAGAACCTTCTTCTCCACAAACATTTATTACGACAGCGGCGGAACGCACTGTTTTTATGTACTCTAAAGTTATAGAAATCGCGGTTAATATGGTATTGCGACCAAATGAATACTTCTGTTGGGGCCTTTCTTATGAAGTGCCGCTACATTATGGTCTTGTAGATAAAGCTACAATATTGGATCAGCGTTATTCTAATACAGTAAGTGAAGAATCATTCGCGCGTGAAAATTTAAGCATATGGACCGGTAATAATAAAGAAGCATGGCTAAATAGTTCCAGACTAAATAAAAAAAGAACTTTATTAAAATGTGAGCGTAAAGCGCAAGAGAACCCCGCTAATCCTAAAACATTTTATTTGATAGGGGTTGATGTCGCAAGATATTCAGCAAATACTGCGGTTATGGTTGCAAAAGTATTACCAAACGCAAATGGATTTAGAAAGAATATTGTATATACGGAAGTAATACATGGCGCAAATTATATTACAGAGTAGGCGCCGCGGCTAAAAAAATTAATTTAGCTTTACAATCCGCGCGAAATTGTTATTGACGGTAATGGTCCGGGTATTGGCTTACTTGACGCAATGGTATTACCTTCTTTTGATGCGAAAACTGGTGAGTCTTTCCCAGCATACTTTACTTTTAATAATGAATATCACCTACCCCCAGAATTAAAACATGAAGAAGAAGCACCACGTCCAGAGTTTAATGCGATTATTTATGACATTAAGGCCGGCTCATCTAATGATGACGCTATTCATTCTAATTTCTTTTCTCAAATTAATAATGGCTCTGTTAATTTCTTAGCACATGAGCGCATTGTTAAAGACAAGTTAATGCTTACAAAGAAAGGAAAGAAAATGGATTTATATAATAGACGCGCATTTTTATTACCATATGAAATGACATCGCGGCTTATGGATGAATTAAATAATTTACGGCTAAAACCGACTGGCGTACAGAATCAATTTAAAGTAGAACGTATTTCTAATTCAATTGAAAAAGACCGTTTCTCTGCATTAGAATACGCTTTATATAGAATTAAATATTACGAAGATAAAGCCAATAAGAAAAACAAGAAAAGAGATTTTAGATCTTCAATTCACTTTACTCCAAGAAGAAGGGGGTGATTTAATTGGCAGAACAACGTGATTTTACATCTTTTAAGAAACGGATTAAACCTATTGCCCGAGCACCCATTTCTTCGCGGGTTTATAAAAATAGATATGGCTGGTAGATTGCCGACCCAGTGCGTTCTGACTTTACACTAGAAGAAATATAGGAAATCATTCGCTCTGGGGACATAGTGGCGTTGCGGGAGTTATCGCGATATTTTTATCGTACGAATAGTGAGTATAGAAATAATATAGACTTTCTCGCGCATCTACCACTATATGACACCGTAGTAATTCCTAACTTTGAAGAGGGTAAGGGCTCAAAGACGCAAATCACCAAAGCATTTTATAATGCTTGTGATTTTATTGATAAATTAGATGTTCCAAATACTTTTGCGAATATAACTGCGGAATGGATTAAAAATGGTATTTATTTTGGTATATTACGAATGGACGGCAATAAGCCCGTGATTCAAGATTTACCAATAGAATTTTGTCGCTCGCGCTTTAAGGATTTTAATAATCTTAATATGATAGAATTCAATATAATGTATTTTGAATCTATTCATGATAAAGAATTATAGAAAGAGGCAGTGGCTTCTTTCCCAGAAGTAATTCAAAAAGCATGGGCGGAGTGGATTCGCGGCGGCAAGCGCACGGACCCGTGGGTATTATTGCCAGCCGGCGCGGGCGGAGTTTGTTTCTTCTTTTAGCATGATTAGACTCCACTTTTAATTGCTAGCATACCACAATTAAAAAAACTTGACGATGCTATCGGCCGCGAAGAAAAGCGCGATGAAAATGAATTATATAAATTATTAATTCAAAAAATGCCGCTAGATAAAGATGGTGAATTAGTTTTCCAACTAGATGAAGTCGCGGACATCCATGAATCTGTGGCTGAAATGCTTAAAGACATTGATACAGTTGATGTATTAACTACATTCGGTGATACAGATTTAGAAAGCCTACAAGAGTCTAGCGCCGCATCTCAATCTGCGGATAGAATAGAAAAATATCGTAAAAATGTTTGGGATGCTCTTGGTCGCGGCAATATCTTATTTAATCCCGATGGTAGTTCTTCTCTTGCTTACGCAATTAAGAAAGATGAAGCGCTAATGATTGCATATTTAAATATGTATGAAACTTGGATTAAATATCATATCAACGATAAATTTTCACGCACTGGACTTACATTCGATTTTGAAATAATTCCCACCACCGTTTTCAACCGCGATGATTTACAGACTGCTTATTTCCGCGGCGCACAATATGGTTATTCTAAAATGTTCGCGGGCGTAGTAATGGGCATTAAGCAAATGAGTCAATTAAGTCTAATGAATTTTGAAAACGATTTCTTAAAGATGTCAGAAAAGATGATTCCATTACAATCTTCTTATACTACTTCTGGTAATGTAGTAGCAAACGAAGGAAAAACTTCGCAAACTGCACAAAAAACTAGTAATAATTCATCGGGTGGCGACTTAGAAAATAAGGGAGGTCGTCCTGAGCTTCCCGATGAAGAAAAATCTGAAAAGACCTAGGCCAACATTGCGGCCGCGGGCTAAGGAGAATGACTTATGGATAGAGAGATACCAATTTATTTTGATACTATCATTATTGATTCTCCAACCCAAGAAGTATCTAGTGAGGATTTAAATGCTTGCCGCTTACATGTGGGCGTTTTTACAAAATATAAAAATCGTAATGGTTCATATATTACAGATGAATATGCCGATTTTTTAATTAAATCCGCGACCCGCGGCAATTGCCCAGTAGTTGGCTTCTTTGACCCAGAAGGCCAAGAATGGGCTTCTCATACAGGACCCAAACTTGCGAATGGTTATGGTTATGTAGAGAGCTTTGATGGCTGGACTCCATTTGAAGATACGGATGGTGTTACGCGTGAATATGCGACTTTTTCAGTAATTTTATTTACGGACTATTATGAAGAGGCGCGCAAAATTAAAGGCCAGCATCAGAGTATGGAATTAGATCCAGAAACAATAGATGGTGCTTGGACAGAATTTGATGGAGAACCATACTTTGTTTACACAAAAGGAAATATGCTTGGTTTTTGTGTAATTGGGGCACATGAACCTTGCTTTTCAGTATCATCTTTCTTTTCTAAAAATGATGATACATATAAATCACAATATGAGAAGTTCTCTTCACTTTTGTTGGGGTTAAAAGAAAAGTTTGAAGAGACTCAAAATACTACAAAGGGAGGAGAACAACCAATGGATGAGAATATGAATAAAGAAGTTGAAGAGCCAGTTGTAAATCCTGCCGAAGAACCAACTGAATTCGAAAACACCGAGCCGGACGAAGCTCCCGCGGCGGAAGAACCAGTTGTAGAAGAACCTGTGGCTGCGGAAGAACCCGCTGAACCAACAGAATTTGAAAAACTTCAACAGGCATATGACACCCTACAAGCTTCTTTCAATGAATTACAAACTAAATTTGATGAAGCAACAAATAACATTTCTGAGTTTAATGCTACTATTGAAGAATTAAAGGCAGAAAATGCAAAGCTACAAACCGCGGTTGCGAATTATCAAGCGGTTGAAGCACAAATTGAAGTGGATAAGAAAAACACTTTAATTGAAAAATATGAAAAAGTTTTAGAAGAAGAAGAAATTAATGAAATTAAGAATAAGATTAATGACTTCTCTTACGACGAATTAGAAGGTAAATTAGCGATTGTATTTGCTAATAAGCAAATGACTGGCAGTGAGGAATCCACTAAGAAAGTGCCCCTACCAGAACCTGAAAAATCTTCTTTCGCTTTACTTATTGAAAAGTATCGTAAATAATTATTTTAGGAGGGAATAAGTTATGAGTGATATGAAAAGATTTC